CCTTACTTTACCAACAGACGTTTCAGAGCCTATAATAGTACCGCTAGAATTTATCCTTGTTACTGCATTTGTTGATCCAATAGGAGATATAGCTTTAAGTCCTCCATAATATACACCTACGTTATCTATACTTGCACCTGCAAGTCTATACCTTGAGATACCTACTGGTGTTTCAGAGCCTATAATAGTACCACTAGAATTTATCCTTGTTACTGCATTTGTTAGGTTAATAGTATCTAGGCCACGTATTCCTCCATAATATACACCTACGTTATCTATACTTGCACCTGCAAGTCCATGCCTTGGGATACCTACGGGTGTTTCAGAGCCTATAATAGTACCACTAGAATTTATCCTTGTTACTGCATTTGTTAGGGTAAATGGATTATTCGAAATTAGTCCTCCATAATATACACCTACGTTATCTATACTTGCACCTGCAAGTCCATACCTTGGGATACCTACGGGTGTTTCAGAGCCTATAATAGTACCACTAGAATTTATCCTTGTTACTGCATTTGTTGGGGTAAATGGATTATTCGAAATTAGTCCTCCATAATATACACCTACAGTAGGGCCTACATACAAATTCTGCACCCAAACTGCAACACCATTAAATATTACTTTAGTAATATTAGTACCATTAAACTTAAGTACATTTGCTACATTTTCTGGTATTTTAGTACCATTAAAAATTAAAGGCATATACCCTCCTTAGGTTGTAGGGATAGTTAATGTTTTACCACTTAATGCCATTTTAGCACAGCCATAGGTAGAACTAGTAGATTTTTGTGCTGCTACTTCTACTGTCTTATATGCCACATTACCTTTATGCAAAGCTAATGTATTACTAGATATTGCTAATGCGTTTGTTGCATGTACCGTGACTATAAGTGCACCAGCCGCTATGGCATATACTTGCATAACTATCCCCTTATTTTTCGAGCGATAAGCTCTTCTATTAAAACTAAACCACGCGTCCCTTGGTGTGACGCCACACCGACGAGCGCAGCAGTGAGCCATCCATCAAACCCGCTATGCTGGCAAAGAGCATAAGTCACAACGCCGATAAAGCCAGACGTAACCGTGTCGCCGATCCATTCGCTTAGCGAGAACCTGCTAATAGTCCCAGTTTTAATTTTACGTATTGTGTGCACGGTTCCGCCCCAGATAGAGAGTAGTATCACCCACAACCACGTGAACATGTTAGGGAGCCATTCAGGGGGGACATTATTTAACATACCAATGTTTCCTTATTTCCATTATTTTACCTCCGTTGGTTTACTTGGTAATACACAAGTTAATGTTGAGTCTCTAAGTGCTTGTCTATATACTCTCCACTCTGTTGAGTCTAATCCTAAGTCTACTGACTTATTTATTTCTATATCAGCTTCTACTAGGAGATTGTTTCTTTCTGCTCTAAATTGTGCTTGAGTTTCTTGTTTAATCTCTTCTGGAGTTCGCCAATCAACTTTATCAAAGCTAATATTCTCACCATCAATTATGATTTTGTTATAACTTTGAGCTTCAAACCAAATAGCATTTGATACTTCTATGTTTAAATCAGTATCACCTTTTGCAAATCCTAAAATTTTGCCTTGTTCTGTATAATTAATTACATATTTCATTATCTTAACTCCATTACCCTAGCTAAAGTCATTGTTCCGCCAGATGGAGCCCAAAAATAAACACCGTTGTCGTATTTAACCAAAGCCGTAAAAGTAGTAATAGCCGCAGTACTACCTAAAAAACTACTAGATATTATATACCCTCCTTGGAAAATCCTTGCGGACTCCCCAGTTGAACTAACACTAGCGTTCGTGCCCACAAGAATATCTCTATTAGGAAATGGATTATAGTTAACATTTGGATTTCTGCTAGATGTTACATCTACCCAACCCATTCCTAGCCCTATCAGAGCATTATACCACTTAGCTAGTAGCTTAACAGTTACCCCAGTATCACTTGCTCTTGTAGCTATGTTTTTACTTGTACCTTTATTTGCGTGAGCTTGATTTACTATAATATTGTCATCATCTGTTATTACTTCAACTGTAAATTCAGAGTTGTTTTTAGAATCTTCAGCTCCACTAATCTGAATAACATCTCCAATTTCTAAGCCTAAAGCTGTTACTATATTTGTTAATTCAATATTATTAGTAGTAGAATCAAATGATACAGTTCCAGCTAGAGTTGGATTAAATAAAGATAATTTAAGATTTTCAAAACTTAGCTTTTTTAAATCTCCTCCAACTTCTTGTAAAACAAAATTATCTGTATCAACTGAAGTTGGTTTATCTGGTAAAGTGTTTATATTTATAGCTTCATCTACATATTTTTTAGTAGCTACTTGAAAATCAGTTGTTGGTGTTGGTACTATTGGGCTTGATGTAAAAGTTTTAACCCCAGATATCGTTTCATTACCAGTGTTTTTAACTGCTGTAGAATCACTTACTGTTATATCAGCACTACCATCAAATGATACACCATTAATTGTCCTAGCAGTTGTAAGCTTATCTGCTGATACAGCTGCATCAGTTGCATCTAACTTAGAACTATTTAAGGCTGTAATTTTATCATCTAGTACTTTACCTTGATTAGCAGATAATACTTTATATAGTGTACCACCATTAAGGTTATCTACTATCTCAGACTCATCTAATGTCTTACTCCAAGCAGACCATACTGTACCATTGTAGGTTCTATAGTACCAATCTAATGTGCTAAATGATAAACATCTTTGTCCTTTTATAATACCGGAAGACATTTGTTCTAGTGCTATAAATCCACTAGTAGGTGCATTAGCTACATCCGTACCTACAAATATACCAAAATCTGATAAAGTATTACAATCTAAAACATTAGATTGGCTTAATCTCATTATCTTATTTTGAGGGGTAAGACCTAGAAATGTACCGGGTATACCTACGCCTTCAGTTGTATCTACTATACCACTTTCGTCTGTGTCATATACTGCTTTACGCATATCAGCTGCGCCAGTCTCTAGTATCTTATCATCTATGTACTTTTTAGTAGCTGGCTGATTATCGCTAGTAGGAGTAAACTCAGGGCTTAAACCATCTAATCTAAGAACATTTAATACATCAGCTTTTAATGCAAGTGCATCTAATACATCTGATGTATTTGCTTTAAAAGCTAAATCAGCATCTAATCTTTGTCTATTAACTGCATGCATACTATTTGTATCATCAGCTACTTCAAATTGCTGTAAGCTTGAACCAGCTAATTCAGCCTTTGTAGCTAATTCACTATCTACATAAGTCTTACTAGCCTTAAGAAGTAGCAATTCATCAACCCTAGCTCTATTTACTGCATGAGATGGTAGTGTGTCAGTATCTACTGAAAATGTTTGAGTACTAGAACCATTAAGTGCAGCTTTAGTAGCAAGTTTAGCATCTGAATTAGCTATAGTTTCTTTAGCATTAACTACAGCTAATACATTTGTACCTTCCGTGAAAGGTATTACAGCTGCACTTATACCTGTGCCAACTCCTCTGGATTGCTGTACAGTAGAGGTAGATAGTGCTAAGTCTTCAGCTACAATTTTCTCTTTTGTTATTTTTATATAGCTCATTATACAATTCCTGTTATTAGGCCGTTAGTAACTGTTACTAACTTATTATCAGATGATAAGAACGTACCGCTAGCACCAAACGTAAATGCACTAGCTACTGTGTTATCTACATATCTTTTTGTAGCTGGGTTATAGTCTGAAGTTGGGTTATATGGTACACCATTAGTTAGTTCTAACACATCGCTAGATAAAGCTCTCATCGCCATATCAGTTATATCAGCTTTTAAGGATAGCTTAGAGTTAACATCTACAACATTATCTTTTAAAGCTAAATCAGCATCTAATCTCCGTCTATTAACTGCATGCATACTATCAGTATCATCAGCTACATTAAACGTTTGACTACTAGAACCAGTTAATGCCGCCCTAGTAATGTATTGCTGATAGGTAACAGCATCATAACCACTTACACCATTGGCAACTTTAAATAAAACTAAATCAGAGCCATTTAAAGTTGCATATTTTGCATCAGACTCTGCTTTAGTATATCTATCATCTAGTGCTATACCTATACTGAGACTTGTTGTGTAAGGTATAGTAAAAGCACTTATCTTACTACCGCCCCTTGGCTGGCCAGATAAACCAAATCCAAGCTCTAAATCCTCAGTTAATGCTAAACCTTTGGTAACATTCACCATAATATTATCCTTGGTTAGCTAATAACAAAGCCAATACATCACCAATACTTCTAGAGTTATCATAAGGTATTTGATGTGCATTAATAAGCGTGATTGTGACATTTTCACCTTCTCTAACTTGCCCTATTGTGCCTAGACCCATGAGTAAGTCTTCTACTCCAGCCTTTTGCTTAACAAATATAATCTTGTTAGTATCTTGTGTAGTTGCCATCATATTCTCCTATATGTAGTATGTAATTTATCCCTAGTACCACCAGAGAAGTCTTTGCTACTTAACTCTCTAGCTTTCATTAAGTTGCTTGTAAACTTACTTAACTCGAGCTCACCTCTTTGTATATTGTTAGCATCATTATCATCTTGTAATGCTGTACCTACTATGTATTGTAACATAGCTTCTTCCCACATATCTGGTATAGATAGTGTTGATGTAAGCGTAGATATATCCATAGGCACTGCTTCGTAAAATATTTTAAGCAAATTACTTTCACCTACAATGGATGTAGTAACTCCATATTTCCCTACAACAGTGTATACTTCACTATCAGTTATAAAGCCAAATAGTGCTTTATCAGTAGATACATCAACTTCCATATCTACTACTACGCCATAAGCTGAGTTAAATGATGCATCTATATCAGGATGTACTGGCGAACTAGCTAACTCTCCATGCTTTGTAGTTGTATATTCTGCGTTGCCATCAGAGCTTATAGACTCAACTACTCCATATACATCAGCTACATAAAATGGAGATTGTACATCTATTGTTACTCCATAGTTAGATGACAGATAAAATATAAAATCTGAGCTATAACCTTTAATGGTTACAATATCAGTTTCTAAGTCCTCTAACGCTGGATATATTTCAATCATACCCATACCTATATTGTCTTTAAGACAAACAAAGTCAGATTTGAAGTACTTATTAGAGTCTATATCATCACGAGTAAATAAAGGAACTACTTCGCCATTGTATTCAATTCTACGAATTGTCATACAATCAGTTGGTAGTTTATATCTACCCTCAAAATTAGCAAGTGCAATATATGCTTCCTTCCTATATATACCAGTAAGTTTACATATAGAAGCTTGCCCTTGATTAACAATATCAAGCATCCTGGAGTCAGTCCAGCGTTGCTTAGATTTGTCTCCTAGTCGCTCTCTAGCCTTGTTAATAAGAACACTTGCTAACATTAATTAATCCTTAGTTTTAGGCGTTACCTTAGGCGTTACCTTAGGTAGTTCAACTTTTTTAACTTCAGCTTTAGCAGCTTTAGCGTCTTCAAATAACTCACCAGGTTTTGCTGGATTATGGTATTTACTCATACTAACTCCTTAAATAGATTGAATGGTGCCCTCAAATGAGAGGGCACTATCAAGCTATACAGCTGGTACGTCTGTATAACGTCCGTTCTTAACTGTGTAAGGTGTATAGTTAGTAATAACTTGTAGCTTACCAGTTGTAACATCACCAGTACCTGAAACAGTAACTGATACATCAGAACCTGCTAATAATAGCATATCTTCAACTGTAGAAACTGTTAAACCAGTACTTGAAACAGGAGCATCTGTAAATACAGCAGTACCGCCAATTGTAATTGTAACAGTTGTTGTAGCTGGGAATGCTTCCTCAACTAATAGGTATGTCTTACCAGTAATTGCTTCTTTTGGAGCAACCGCAGCTGTGTAAGCAACACCGCCTTGTACGTATTCTGGAGCAGCATTTGTACGTCCACCACCCTCATTTAAAAGGGCAGGAACAGTAACAGCTAATGCTTCAGTCTCACGTTTCATTTGGTTTAAGAATTTACTTGTAATACTTGGCATTATCTACTCCTTAAGCCACTGTGCTATTGTACGTTTCAAATACAACTACACCATAATCGAAACCAGCTACTTTAGCATCATCATAATCAGAACCCTCTGTACGTAGGATAGTCTTTTGAACGTTCATCCATACTTCAAGTGCTGACTCAGATTTAATGTCAAAGTCTTGGCTAGATTTGAATTTATAATCTGGCATTTTACCGAAACCGATTTGAACAGCACCCTTACCTAAAATAAGTCCTCTGTCTGCAATAATTTTTCCAGAAGCGCCGAAGCCTACCTCACCAGTAAAGTTACCATCTTCATCTACCTTACGTAAACCAGCAATCTCAACTTTTGTTTTACCAATTAGCCTTGAGCTAGATACACCAAAGAAGTCTTGAGCTTCAATAACGACAAATGCACCGTATGTCCCTATAACACCTTTGATAAGCCTGTTACCTTCACCACGGATATCAGCATTAGATGTAATTTGAATAAATTTATCATCTTTACGTAAATCACGTGCTTGGCGAGAGTTAATAACCATCAACCATACTTTGCGGCCATCAGCCAATTTATAAGGCTCTAATGGTCTGCGAGTACCACCAGTTTGGTAACCTCTACCAGATTTAACTACATCTTCCATATCCATAGCAAAGTTGTAAGACATAATGTCAGTTGCTGCTAATGTAGCAATTGAAGTCTTACCATTTGGTCTAAGTACATGAGTTGGAGTTTCATTATGAAGTCTACCTTGTAAACAGTCAAAATTAAACTGGTCTTTTGCTCGAATAAATAAATCAGCAAGTTTAGTACGAGAGTCACTATGCTCCGCAAGAGCAAGGTCACCTACATTTTTTGCATCAAATTTATCACCATTATCTACTGACCAACGTAATCTACGAATACGTAAAGAGTCTGAAAATAATTTCTTTTGTTCTGAGTTACCCCATGCTTGCTCTTTATCAACGTGAGCTTCAGATACAAGATTTCCATCCATTTGGAAATGGACCTCATGGCCTTCTTTTACTGAAAAATCATTTTTTTGGTAAATAACTGAGTCTTCACTCATACCTGTAAGGCCATCCCAGAATGAAGTACTACGAGCTTGTACAAGCCCCTTCATTACCCAACCCTTACGAACTAATTCGCTATTGATATCTACGATACCAGTTCCACTTGCTTGAGCGCCCATATGCGTCCTTTAATTAAAATGTAATGCTATCATATAGCGTAGCATCGGTTTCTAAGTTAGAGCTTTCAGTAGGTGGATTTCCACTACCACTAACATTTGTTAACTTTGTAAGTTGTGGTGGATTGTCATATCCAGCAACTTTGGCTTTACTTAAGTATGCATCAACCTCTGCTAAGTAGCCCTCGAATGTTAAATGACCAGCCTCTAACTTTTTCGTTATTCTAGCAGGTACATCATTATCAAGCATTTCGGTGGTTATAGGTACAGCTCTGCCTATATTAAAGTCATCTAACACTGTTAGACGTCTTTCTATCTCCGCTTTAATGCCAGCGTTCTTACGAACTTCACTCATCTGTTCATCCATCTTTGCCGTAACAGTTGATTTAACTTCCTGCTCTAAAGCAAGTTTTCTTTTAAACCACTCATCAGGATTAGTGAACTTTAACTCTTCTAACTCATCCAACTTGTCTTGAGGAATATCCAATCTGCCTGAAACTTTGGCTAGTTGCTCACGCAATGCCTCTACTTCTGCTGCAGTACTCTTAAGTTCAATTTGGGACTTAGTAAAGCCAGCCTGAGTGTCTCGGTACTTCTTCTCAGCCGCAACAGCATATTTGATATGTTCAGGTGTATTTGCTGGATAAACAAATTTACCTTTATCATCAACTGTCACTTCCTTAAGCACTTTATTTACTTGCTCAGCGAATGTTAAATTCTGAGTTGCTGGTTGTTCCATAGAACCATTAGCTCTGGTAGTACCAGATGAACCTAGTAAATCTTGAGCGTATTGTAAGTACTCTTCGGCAGTTTGAGGCTCTCTAACCTCTACATTTTGTGTATCATTATTGGGATTGCTTTGTCGCATAGTCCACTCCTATTAAGATATGAATTATTATATACTATTCTATCTTAAGGCATGTTTAATTATATCTAATTTATGATTAAAAGAAGTTTAAAAAAATTTCATATATAATAATGATAGACTGTTATTAGGTATTTAAGATTTCCTTAAGACTAAAAGGATATAATTAATAAAAATTAATAAGGAGCAATTATGGCTGTTTATAGTTTTAGTACCAGGGCTGCTGAAGACGAACTAATAGTTAGTACAGTAAAGCGTGAGTACAATAAACAAGGACTAAACTTCTCTACTTACATAATAGGGTTAATAAAAAATGATTTAAAACAAAAGGAAGTATGTGATGACAAAAGAAGAATTAAAGGTTAGAGTAGAGGCTGAACTACTAACAGGTAAAACACCTAAAGAGCTAGCGGATAAGTACAGCATACCATATATAACAGTATTAAGCTGGCAAAAGAAGTTAGAGTTAGATAAACCTAATGAAGACATAGCTGTACTAACATCTAATACTATAGCATCACTAGAGATTATAAAAGATGTAGCAAAACGTGAAGCACCTGTAGTAGCAGGTAAAATAGAGAAAATAGTTGATGGAGTTATTGCGCTAAAGAAACTAGAGCCTGCTTTTGCTGAAGCTTTAGAGACTGCTGTAGAAGTAGCAATAGAGTTCCTAAATGAGAAAACGGATGAAGGTAAAACTGCTCTAAGCGTTAAAGAGTGGCAAATGGTTACCTCAACCCTAGCAGCAACCTATAGTGCAATATATAATAAGACTGGTACTACAGTTAACGTAGCTCAAACTAATGTAACAGCTGAGGGTGAGAGTTTGGCATTCTTTAAAGCTAGTCAAAAGGCACTATAATGTGGAATTTAAGAATAACTCCTAAACAGTTTGAGGAAATATACGGCGTAGAGCCGGATGAAATATTCAGCAGGGAGCCACATAGTATAGCAGATTTATGGGCTAATTTCATGCCTAACAAGTTGTGGAGGCTTAATAATCTCTATACTATTACTGATAAAGTAGGTGCTGAGATTAGGTTTGTTATGAACTGGGCACAACATAAAGCATATGCTGCGTCTATTATACACCCTCGCATAATCATATTAAAATCACGTCAGCAAGGTATATCAACATTTTGGCTTGTTAGTTTCTTTGATGATGCCTTAATAGAGGATAACTTTGAAATAGGTCTAATGACTCAAGGACAAAAAGAGTCTAAGGTGCTATTTCGTAGGGTTAAAAGATTATGGGAGAAACTACCACAATTTGTAAAAGATAGACTAAATCTGAAACTTATTAGGGATACTAAAGAAGAGTTAGGATTTAGTAATGGTGCAGTAATGTATCTACAAACGTCATTCCGTTCTGGTACACTACAACGATTACATATATCTGAGTTAGGTAAAATCTCAGCCAAGTATCCAGAGAAAGCACTAGAGACTAAATCAGGCTCACTACAAGCAATTAAAGCAGGAAATACTGTAGTACTAGAGTCTACAGCTGAGGGACGTAAGAACATGTTCTATGACCTATGGTACGGTGCCGTAGACTTCAAAGGTCGCAGAAGTGGTAAAGACTTCTATCCTGTTTTTCTATCATGGGCTGATGACCCTGACTGTGTGCTGAATGTACCGCAATCAGGGTCACCTGAAGCATCCAACTATTTTGCACAGTTAGAACATGCCCTTGGAAGACCTCTAACTAGGGAACAGAAATGGTGGTGGATTGCGCAGAAGCGTGAGTTAGGTTCCATGATGGGGCAAGAATATCCAGGAACTCCTGACGAGGCGTTTGAAGCTGTTAGGGATGGCGCTTACTACGCAGTACTATTCAGGGAGCTTGTTGAACAACGCGGTAGAGTAATAACAAGTGATGCTATAAAAGCCGAGAACAGCAATGGCCGCTTGACTTACATGCCAAACAATAATAAAATTGGTGGAAGCCTATACGAGCCATCACTACCTGTTGAAGTAGCTATGGACCTAGGTATTAATGACTCTATGGAGTTAGTGTTCTTCCAACGCTTTAGAAAAGAAAAACGTATCATAGATTATTACTATAATACTGGAGAGGGCCTATCCCACTACGCCAATGTAATGAAAGACAAAGGCTATAGGTATGGTACGGTATGGGTACCACATGACGCCAAAGTTAGAGAGCTTGGTAGTGGGCTTAGTAGGGTACACAGATTACGTGAGTTAGGTATAAAGCCTAAGGTACTAAAGAGAGTGGATGTTAATACAGGTATTGAGCAAGTACGTAAAATGCTAGCAGATACATGGATTGATGGCGACCTTTGTGAACGCCTAATAACTATGTTCTTTTCATACTCTAAACAGTGGGATGATAAACTAGGCGTGTGGAAAGACAAACCACTACATGATGAGTGGAGTAACCCTGCTGACGCAGTACGTTATATGGCGATGTCCAAAGGTAGTGGTCGTGATGAGGGAGTTGACTATGGTACAGAAGGCAGAAGCAGGTCTACTAAATATAAGATAAGTAGTAACGTTGTAGATGGCATGGCTCTTTGAGCTGTGCTTTTATTGTTTTGAGTTTATTAAAATTTATTAAATTATATAATTTTACGGCTTGTTTTACTTGAGGGTGGTTATAAAATTATATAATTATGTTTTTGATTGTACTGGTATTTAATAAATTTTATTAAATATAGTGGAAAACTGTATTATATGTTAGGAGGTGTTGGGGCCGATATTGATTATCATTATCAACGTCTACCCCTTCTTAAAGATGTCTTAAACGTTTAACTTAATTTAATTCTTTAATCAAAGTTTAACATAATATGGTACACCGACAGTTGATAACAATTATTATAACCATTACCAGTATGACATCTTTACCAAATCTTAAACGTTTAAATTAAATTAAAATCTTTATTCCAAATTTATACAAATTATTATATAATATAAGTATAAAGAGGGGGGAGATAAACTCCAACTTTATAAGTTCTTTATCAAATCTTAAACGTTTAAATTAGCTTAAAGTTTTTATTCCAAATTTATAAAAACTTTGATATAATATAAGTATAAATAAGATTGATATAGCCTATATATTAGGTTATACAAATTTTATCGAGGAGTCTACTATGACTAAAATCCAAATGAAAAATGAGGCACTAAGATTAGCTGCTGAGTTTAAGGCTAAACCACAATTCGTTGAGGCTCTTACAGAGCTTTTGGAGCAATATGCATCTAACGCAAAGTTAGACACAGTTAAACGTGAGAAAAACATTGTTGTAGACGGACGCGAATACACATGGTGTAACAGACATGAGGTATACGAGCCATCAACTAACTTTAAAAATGACAAAGCGGATTGTTGTGTTTTAGCGGATAAAGCTTGGAAACAACTATCAAAAGAGGTTAGACAATTGGAAGAAAGTTTAACAGCTAAGGCAATTGAGGGCGAAGATGTACAAGGTTTAGCTTTACAACTTAAAGAGCTTAGAGAGCTTAGAGGTGGTCGCTACAACTTTGAAGGCAATGCCTTACAATATCCGGATATAGGAGGATATATCTATGATGAAAGCAAATTCATCAAAGAATAGATAGCTAGGCTCCTCTTAGGAGGGCTTATGATGTCTAACATCACTATACTATAACAGGAGATACAATGACAGTTCAAGAGCTATTACTACAAGATAGTAAAGTTATACTACCAATAGGCGCTGCTAAACTACAGCAAATACTTAATACACTATTGTCGTACAAGGAAGATAAGGCTAAGCTCACTAAACAGTTAGAAATAAAGTCTAACATGTTAGAGGCTGCTCAAATGGAGATTTTAATAGCCGACAATACTATACATGAGCTAGATACAGCTCTAACAATTGCTAGGCAAGAGTTACAAGAGCTTAGCAATGTACGACTTCGTTGTGCTATTGACTTAGATTTGTCTGACTTATAAGGAGTTACTATGGAATTTGTAATACAACACGGCACTAATAAGCACTTTGTAACAGTTGCTACCCTTCCTAACAAGGATGGGCTCCACATAGATGTAACCAGAGTTAGACTAATCGGTGGAACTCCATTGACTGTTAGACTTGATGTAGAGCCAACTATAACATTTGATGCATGCCTAACTAAGATTAACAATTTAGCTAAGTTGGACTGCAGTATCTTCAAGCTTTTGGCTAGCCATACCAATGGTGAACCTGATGAGCCACTAGTGAGAGATTGGGATGTCTAAAGTATTAGGGTTCATCCTGTTCATAGTGTTATGCATTGTATGGCCTCCATTACTATTTATATGGTTAGTAATGGTTGCCTTCGCTTTAATGAGTGGATAACTATTGATAAATTGTATAACAGGGCCAAACTATTGATAAATTGTTAGTCAATTGTGGCCAGGTTATATTGAATTTCAATAAATAAACTCATTTAAGAAAATTTTAAGATTGAATTATATCAATTATAAATTATATTCAAAGAGCAGTTTTTTAAGAGAAAATCTATTACTTATTGAATATTAATAAATAAAAGAAAATAATTATAAAAGCTAGCGGAATTATATCGATATAATTTTTATAATTATACTTTAAGATTACTTTAAGAAAACTAAAAGCTTATTCAATGATATAATTATATAATAATAAATATAATAAAATTGATTATAGAAATAAAAAATTTTATTATATTTTAATAAATAATTTGATATAATAATAATATGAAAAGGAGATTATATATATATATGAAATTTTTGGGATATAAGACAACGGAAGAGGCACTCGAATCAGTTAAAAGGGATTGCTACAATCTGCAGTATGTTCATAACCAAACCGAGGAAATCTGCCTAGCAGCAGTAAAGCAAAATGGTCATGCCTTACAGCATGTACACAACCAAACAGAAGAAATCTGCCTAGCAGCAGCCGGTGAGGCTTATTGGTTTTACACTACGAGTGGAACTACTGACGTTAATTTTAGTGAATAAGATACAAAAGGAGATTAGGAATATGCAATCATTCACAGATTTATTACATGAACTACATCAGTCGGCCCCTCAGCCTAACCCTGATTACTACAGAATAATCATGGAAAACGCAGCTACAATATTGTTAGAGGTGTCTATGAGAAACCAAGGAGTTGTCGCACGTGATTTAAACATGTCAATAACACGGTTCTCTCAGATAGTACCGATGCTTAAAGAGGCAGCTACTAACCACTGGACAATATTAACGCAAAGCAAGGCCTAACATGTATGCCAATTATATATTACACATAACAGATGTAGAGCCGGTATACAAATCACCAAACTATAAAATGGTAGTAGAGAGATATAGACATGCTGTTTCAGTTTGGCTACAGTCATCAGCATCAGCACCACTAACAATAGAGGAACTGTTAGAGTCTATACTATATAGTGAGTACAATGGTAATCATAGTAGTAGTTTTGTAGATATGATTAAGAGTGCTAACTCATTGTTATTACAATGGCTATCGGTTGCATCACAATCAGTGGTAGTAAAGGATGAGTTTGTTAAGAACTTGAATATAAAGTATGACCATAATATACACAAGGCCGTATTGGCAGATGTAGTATTATGTGTGTTAAAACTGAAACTAAAACTGAAGGCTAGCAATGGAAAATAGTAGAACGCATGTAGCAGACGTATTTCTTAAGCATAACATTGTCTTGACTCCAGGCGGTAGTTGGACATTTGGTGATGATGGTAAGAAAACAGGGACTGCTCCATACTCAACACATCGTAAGAATAACCCTAACAATTCAGTAAGTGATATGACTAGGGCTATAGCTTGGGCTGATAATGAGTGGTTAAAACATAACAAGGACAATATGGCGAAGCACTATCTGTCTATGAAGCAGAACATATTGGTGTTTGACATAGACAAGGAGCCAGTAGACATACTTCCACCGTGCGATACATATCCAAACGGTAGTATACATATTCCGGCATTGCATCTAACCATGCCGTTATCACTATACTCTCAGACTACAACAGAGGGTAAGTATCACATCTATTATAAGGTGGAGGACGCTACCAAGCTACCATCAAGAGTAGTAGGGCTTATGGATACGGACATTGATACATTCACATACGGTAATATATTTGAGTGGCATGCTTTCGCAGGTAACTATATAGTGTATGACATTCCAATGGTTGATGCACCATCAGACCTATTGGCGATATTAGACCATTTGGGGCTTCCATGTGGTGCATCATCCACGGTTAGAACAATGCCTAACATTCAGAGATATAACCTTATTACTAAGTTTTTGTCTTTGGCATCTTTAGATGTAGTAGCAGCGAATTCAGTAACTAAACATATGTGGAATGCAAAACAGTGGTTTGTGTTTTTCAAGAATATTATGCCTAAAGAGAGTGTACCACCAAATCGTAAAAAGCTTGGAATTGAGGACTTTCCATTAACATATGACTTGTTTAATAAGATTGCTGTTAAGTTGACGGCAACTGCAGAACTTGGTTATGAAGAGCATGTACTGCCATCATTGTACAAACTGTTAGAGATGTGGGGTATTGACCCGATGTCTAAGAAGAGTCAGGCACTTATACATCGAAATATCATGCCGTCATTGCCTAAGCATCCACCAATAGTGCCATATAGCCTGTTTGAGGATACTGAGGAGTTTCAGGCGCATTTAGATAATCAGCCTAATACTGATAACCCTGTGTTTAGAGTTATTGAGAAGGGCCACTTGATGTATATGCATATAAATAAGTTGTCATGGGAGGTTCAGAAACATCACGGACATTATTTCTTTGATGAAAAGGTGGCACATGCACTACATCCAGAACGTCAAATAGTAAATGAGGATGGTAAGGTAATAGGATGGGATAGTAATGTGCCGATAATATACTACATGAATGACCCTTACAAGCAGCAATATGTAGTAGATGAGGAAACATTTAATCACACTATAAACTTGTATACCCGTAGTAGATATTTGAAAGAGGCTAGAGCTGTAGACGTTATACCAGAAAATAACATTATATATAAAGCCATGATGTCTACAATAGGCCAGAAATGGTTGAGATATGTACTATATTATCACGCATATGTATTGTTTGGGGATGGCTCACTTAACATGGTATTATGGATGGCGTCATTACCAACTGATAAAGGCGGTACAGGTAAGTCAATAGCAACTGTAGAACTATTATCACTGATTGCTGGCGGTGCTGTACAATCAATAAATGAGAAGACAGCTCTTTCAGGTTGGGGTGATGTTGTTGCATCTGCTAGACTTATATCACTAGAGGATATGACAGACCTGAGTACTAAGGATTGGGACCAGGTGTATGCCATGATTAAACAGTCCACATCTAATGCTTATCGCAGGCTTAACATGAAGGGTGGAGCCATAGTAACTCAGAGGGTTAATGTTACCATTAGCGGTAGTTCTAACCATAGACCGATGTTACCACCATCAGATAGAAGGTTTTTGTGTTTAGAGCCTGCTCATTTAAGAGGTATAACAGAGAGATTGTCAGATGCAGATGGCGAGAAGTTGTCTAGGATTATGCATAGTCATTCATATAGTGAAGAGGTTCAAGAGTATGTAGACTATTTATATTATTTATATTCACTACCACTAGATGATGAGATGTCTAAGGCGTTATATAGATATAGTCCAGAAACAGAGTATCGTTCTAAATGGATTATGGAGGGTGCAACAAATACTCAAAATGTTGTACATACTATATCAGATGCAAGAGAGCTTATCGGGCTTATTAAGATGGAGAATGAGCTTGATACAGAGCAAGTAATAATGCTATTTCAATTTGTTATGCATACTTGGAATAGAGAAACAAGTAAAGCAGCTGTATCATGGAAGTGGTTTGCAGAAATACTACCATTTATTATGAGTGATAAGTATAGTAAAGACACGTTTAGTAAGCTTGCATTGTCTAAAATGTTACAGATTGATTTTACAAATGTAGGTATTAAGTATAGTAGTAAATGGCGAGAAGGGGTGCCTAGATACTTATCACAAGAGTGGTCTGATTGGCCGTTTGATGGGTATGTGTTTAGATTAACAGAAGATGGCCATAAGTTATACGCAGATGTAGTACAAGAGCTTCAAGAGAGTTTGTCTACATATGAAAATCCAGAAATGTAAAGGTATCACATGGAAATGCTAGAACAAGTAGGTAGTTTTAACCAGCAGATAAAGTTTATAGAAGGGTTTGCTGGTTCAGGTAAATCAACTAGGCTGTCTAAAATGGCTGATGATAGTACTCTTGTGCTAACACCTACACATAAGGCAGCTGATGTATTAACAAAGAAAGGAGTTAAGAATGTAGTAACTATACATTCAGCTCTTAAGTTAGTACCAACACTAGATCAGAACTTTAGGCCTGGACAAAGGATGCAAAAGCTTCAACGTATTGATGGTGTAGATTTGTCAAAGATAAAGAAAGTTTTTATAGATGAGTTTTCTATGATAAACCAATCAATATTAGACTTATTGTTATCTGTATTACCTGAGACAGCAGCAGTAACAGTATTTGGAGACCCTTATCAGCTTCCACCAGTTGATGGACAGCCAATAGAGGCAGAGCTATACACCGAGGATATTGAGGAACTAACTGTTCAACATCGTGCAGAAGCTCCTGAGGTTGTTGAGACATTTATGCGTTTTATGAACTACATTAAGACTGGTAAGGAGATGAACTTAAAGCTAAATCCTAAAATAAAGCAAGGTACACTAGATGATTTTAATCCAAAAACAGATAGGGCTTTGGCATATACAAATGCTAAGATAATAGAGTTAAATGATGAAATAGCATCTATATTACATTTACCTCTAACATATGATATTGGTACAGAGCTTATTATAAATGGTATTGATTGTGTATATGACTCACCCAGTGTAGATGATAATAATACACTAATATACCCTACATGCATTAGTAAGGGGCGACTTATGACTGGTACAGATTTGCAGATAGCTAGTCAGAAAACTACTAATGAGATAGAGAAATATGGTACTAATTTATCTATGTATGATAGGGCTACAGTTGTAGTAAATGATGTACCATACACTATATATTATGATGCTAACCATTATGCTACAACTAAAAGACTTAAGCTAGGAGTAGAAGAGGCTCAGTATAACGTAATAAAGCTTCACAGTTTAGCAGATGATATAAACCTACCACAATGGTGTAAAGAGAATAGGTTTGCTGATGGGGTAAAAGAGAGAGGGTTTGCATGGTCAAGGTACATTGCACATACAAGCTTAGTGTTTAATCTTGCACGGCCTTTTGCTACTACTGTACATAAGAGTCAAGGTAGTGAGTTCTCTACAGTTTATATAGCTCAAGATGACATAAAGAAGGCTATACGTAATGGATATTATGTTACTTATGCAAGACTTATGTATGTTGCCTTAAGTAGGGCAATAAATCGTGTCATAATAATTAAATAAATTAAATTTAATTTAAGAATTATTATGATATAATAATATCTAAATAATAAATAGAGGTGCTTAATTGGTACGTAAAATATACGATATAGGGTATAGAAATAACAAGGTAGAAGTTATAAATATTCAAGACAATTTATACACTTTTGCTTGTGATTGTGGTTATGTATTTACCAGAAGAATTGGATTGGATAGCGTTCCTTCAATGTGTAGTAGATGTAAAACATTACGTAGTGATGCTATATTAACTGATACATACTCTACAACAAGAGGGTATACACTAGAAGAAAAACAAATGATTGACGATTACTTAAAAAGGAGAGCAGATGGAGTTTGATAGGTCACATTTAGCACTATTTGTAGATAATGAGTACATTGGAAGATTTTATGCTACTCTAGAATTGCTTATAAAGCCAGTAGTTAGATATAAGCATTATCTACACTCAGATAGCGTTACAGCTTGTAGGAAGCTTAGATGCTTCAACCTAGATAATACCCTTGTAGCAATAGGCATATCTAAGGTTAGGAAAGCGCCCGAGTACATGCAACTATTACTTAAGATAAGAGACCTTAAGGATAAGTTCCCAGATGGTATACCTAATACTACTGATGTATGGGCAGATAATAGGTATACACCTACTACCAAGCATGCTATGAGAAAGTTTAAACAGCAAGAGTTTATAAAGAAATTTAACAACCATTGGAGTAAAAATGAAACACGAACTAAATAACATTAAAGAGTTTATCAGAAAGGCTAGGATATTTATGCGCTTCTATGAGGCTGATGTAATCACAATAGCGATTATTACATTGTTAGCAATGACAGTAGCTGTTACAGCTATTAACATACACTAGTAGAAATGTAATAACACAAAACTTAATAAGAAAAGGAAACGTAGGCAATGAAAGTAAAATTATTACATAGCACACCTTTATATGTTGCTTCTAAAGCTATTAGGAAATGTTGGGCAAGCGAAGATAAGAGTGATACAGATTACAATGGTGAAGTAATCTGTACTGGTCAAGCAGATATGGCCATTATAGATAGAGTAGGCAATAAGAACAAGCACAGTTCAACATTAGAACATCTGGTTTATAACTTTGATATAGATGGGCCATCAAGGGCATTACTGCAAGAGCAGGCTAGACATCGTATTGCATCTATTAGTGTTCAATCTAGTAGGTATACATTAGAGAAAGTACTTGATGGTTTAGGTACTATTAAAGAATGCCTTGTTATGACTGGTGATTTGGATATAGACAATTTAAACATTGAACATATGACTAAGCTATCTGAACTTATAAAAAAACGTGGCAAGTCTCTACCTAGAGATATATCTAAGTATGCCATAGTAGAAGCCTATAAGACTTCATTTGTATGGACAGTTAATGCAAGGAGCTTACAAAACTTCTTATCATTACGTACAGACAAATCAGCACTGTGGGAGATTAGGTTACTTGCTACTGCTATATTTAAAGCTTTACCAGAAGAGCATAAATATTTATTCACAGATAGTGTTAAGCCGATTTAGACAAAATTATATATTTAAATTTAAATATATAAAAAAAATTTATTAAATTTTAAGATTTAATTAGATATAATATTAATCTTTAAAAGAGATAGATATTATATCTTTTAAAGATACAACATAGGTTTTATAGGATTTTCCTACTTTGGCATTAAGCCACAACAATAAATTACTTTGGTTTTATTACTTTACTTATAAAGTAAAAGAGGAGTCTATTATGACAAAAGCAAAATTACATGAAACAGTCCTTGAACTATGTTCAACTTATAAAGCAAGTGAAAAACTTACTGCAGCACTTAGCGAATTAACTAAGCCAAAAGTTGGTGGAAGCTCGGATGTATCTGATTATACTGTATTCGGTGAAGATGGTTCAGTTAAATTTATTTTCTGTACTTACCACAAAAAATGGGAACCAGTTGTTGCTTTGGATGCGGACGGTGAAGAGTTTGAACTTTTCGTTAAAGATGAAAAGTCTAAAAATGGTTACCGAAGATATTGTGATATGGGTGACAAGCAATGGAAAGAAGCTGCAAAAACTTTTAATGCTTCTAAAGCAGCTATCATGACTGATGTGCTTGATGAAAAACTTACAGGTGCTGAAGCTAAAATTGAAATTGATAAACTTCAAGCAGCTCGTGATATTCACCAACCTCGTGAAGATGGTTTAGGTTCAGACGAACAACCAGAAGCTTAACTTCTTTGAGTCATACTATGTATGGCTCTTTAGAGGTTAAGCATTAGTTCCAGCCCAGAAATGGATAACGAAGACAATAACGGCGGTCTTGACTAATGCAAACCTTAGGTTCCCAAATGGGCTTAGTTAACAATTAGTACTAAAAAGGAAACACAATGGCAGCAAAAGCAAAATTAGTAGGAAAAACTAAACTATTACCATTATCATGGGTATCAGTTAGAGGCAATGGAAAGTTGAAAAAAGATGCTGAAGACAATGGTAACCCAGAAAATTACATTTATTGTGCAACAGTTACAATGGATGAAAAAACTGCAACTGAGTTAAAAGCTGAGTTTGATAAGTTTTGGCGTGAGAACAAACCTAATGGTGTAGGTAAACAGAAATATGACGTTATAAAAGAAGAGCTTGTAAAAGTTCTTGACGAGCATGGAAAACCTGTACTAGATGATGAAGATGAGCCAGTTAGAAAATCTACTGGCAAATTTGTTATGATGGCTAAAACTATGACAACGTGGCCTGATGGCAATCCTAATGTAGTAAAACTACTAGGTAGTAATGGTAAAGAATTACCTACAGGACATCCATTAGAAAAAGGTTGCGGTGAAGGTACAATGGGCATTATTCACTATGCAGTAGGTATTAATGCATTTAAGGATAATGAGGGACTTCAAGTATACCTTAACGGTGTACAGATTAAAGATTCTACTTTTGTTGAATATGTTGGCGGCGGCAATGAAATTAATGCTGAGGAAATTGAAGATGATGTAGTAGACGTAGAGACTGATACACCAGAGGTATAATGTGAGATTAGACGTTGAAGCAATTGAAGACACTCCTGTAGTAGACGTTACTACAGAGAGCTACATAAAGGACCTCGAACTTGAAATAGCTAGTCTTCAAAAGCAGATACGTCTTCTTACTAAGGGAAGAAAGCTAAAGAGCCTGAAGATGTAAATTGTTGCGAAAGCTATAAGGTATTAGTGGCAAACTTTCACACGCTATTGGATGATATATTGCCATTTTAAAAGACAGAGTTGTCTAAAACACTAAGGAACTACAATGGAATACAAAATAATAAATTCGGTGTCTGAGCTCCCCGCTTTTGACAAATCACTACCAGTCTTTTGTGATAGTGAAACAGATGGCCTATATGGACCACTAAGAACTCTACAAGTACTACAACCACAAACAACCGATATTATCTACATAATAGATATTGCTCCTATAGGATACAATAAACAACAATGGGCTAAAGAGCTTATCCTAATAGAAGATTTTGTAATGTCTATGCATACTGTATGGTACAATTCAAGTTATGATTTAGGTACATTAAATATTTCCCCATCTATGGGTGCTAAACATCCTGCTGATATTACTATGGACTCAAAATATGAGCATAGAGTTGATGACCTATTTTATGCTGTTAGAACTGCTTATCCAGAGTTTATGGAGTTTGGCCTTAAGAGCGTAGTAACCAAGTTATCATATACAAAAGATATGTATAAAGGTATAAACACTAATGACTCTGCAAAAGGGTTCATAAGAGGCTCATACATTGCATCACAAGCATATGATTATGCTGCTAAAGACGTACTTGCTTTATCTTTAATGTGGCGGGATAAAAAAATCAAAAACGTTATAGAAAATAATCTAGCTTATAAAGTAGATATGATGTCACAAGCTTATGCATTAATATATCAACAAAATGGGCTTATGGTTGATAGAGAACTATGGAAGCAAAAGCTAGAGTTTGCTGAGAAAGAAGTAATAAAGTATACAAACTTACTACCTAAAGGGTTTAATCCTAACTCATACAAACAAGTTAGAAAATTATTAAATTCTAGTAATAGTGATAATGAGGCATTAGTAACCATAGTATCTAAAAACAATGAGTATAGCAATAATGCATCATATATAATAAATGCTAAAAAGTACAAAAAGCAGGTATCATATTTAAAAAGTATTAACTTTGATAAAATGTACACAAAGTTTAATGCTGCTGGTGCTATTACAGGAAGGTTTACATCTGCAGGCGGTGATTTAGATGATGGATTTAATGCACAGCAAATACCTAGAGATTTTCAGAAGCTATTTACTCAGGATATAGGAGATACTACTGTTATAGATTTGGACTACTCTACACTAGAGTTAAGGTTAGCATGTGCAATATACAAAGTACCATTTATGTACAAACAATTTAAAGAAGGCAGAGACCTACATATTGATATGGCTGTTAAGGCTTCTAAGAAATCAATAGCACCTGATGGCTTTCCAAACATAAATCATAGAAATATGTTACCATGGGGCACTGGTCATGAGTTATACCTAGATGAACAAAATCGTAATGACGCTAAAGCTATTAACTTTGGTTTCGTTTTTGGCATGAGTGCAGACTCCTATGTACCTTATGCATTTGTTAACTATGATATAGTAGTAACTGCTGAAGAAGCAAAAGAGCTAAGAGCTGCTTATTTTGAGATGTATCCTGAGCTATCTGTCTTACATGGTAGTATATGGAGATCGTATAAAAAGCCTGATTTCTTTGTTGAAACTGCCTTAGGCCGTAGAGTAAAACCTAAGCTAGGAACAGATGGTATAAATATACCTATTCAAGGTAGTGGTGCAGAGACTACTAAGTTAGGTGCACACTATATGATTAAAGAAAATCCGCTAGCATTAAAATACATATATAATGTAGTACATGATGCGATATACTCTAGAGTACCTAAATCTGAAAAAGAATATTGGGATGCATTACAGAGAGCAAGCATGCTAAAAGGTTGGACTGAAATTAGTAAGACAGCACTCTTTAAATATAAAGATGTACCTATGGAGGTAGAATAATGCTTACTAGAAAAAAAGCTATGGAAAAAGGCAAACTAATAGTTGAGATAGACATAAATACTGTGTGTAATCTTAGTTGTAATAACTGCAATAGATTTTCACAGTTCAAGTCTACTTTTAAAACACTGGATAAGTATTATATAGATGAGTTCATTGTAGCTAACAAGCATTACGGTAAAGACTTAGTGGTTGCTATACTTGGTGGTGAGCCTACATTACATCCTGATATAGATTATATAATTATAAACTTAGCTCAGCATTTTAATGTTATACTTACAACTAATGGATTGGTGCATTATACTCCACCAGTTGATATAGTTATAGAGGACTCATCTAAGACAAAAGATACTGAGCCTGTATTTGCATTAACTATGAATGCACCTATAGATGATCCAGTATATACAGATATGGATTTTTCTATGGGGTGTAGACAATCAGGTATATGCGGTAATGGCTTCAATGAACGCGGCTACTATCCATGCTCGGTTGCTATGAATATAGACAGGATGATGCATTTACCTGGTGGTGATTTATATGGTATGAGCTATTTAGCATCTGATACATTATCAAATTCATATGCTTATAGGAGTGCTACGCTTAATAAGTTATGTAGGTATTGTGGTACATTCCAAAATAGACATTATGGTGTGCTAAAAGCAACAAATCTAGGCACAGAACAAGTATTTAGTAGAAGTTGGAAATTTATGGAGAAAACAAAATGACAGATGTAAACCTTGGAAGCACTGGTAGAATATTACCAAATAAAAACAATAAAATAGCACTTGTAGATGCTGATACAGTAGCATTTGCTGCAGCTGTATCATGTGAGTATTCAGAGATAGTAGATAAATCACTATGTACTGATGAAGAATGGCTTCTAATAGAGAATGACCCCGGTTATGATGAAGAAGCTGGTGTACTATATGGTATAAACATAGATGAAGCAGTTACTAGTTGTATAAATAAACTAAACGTTATTCTTGAAAACACTGGATGTAAGGACTTTTATTTGCACTTTACAGCCGGTAGGGATAGCTTTAGATATACTAGGATAGCCAAAGAGTACAAAGCCAACAGATTGGTAGACTCTCAGGGAGCAAACACAAGAGCACCATTTGGCCTTTATCAAATAAAGCAAGAACTATGTAGAAGATACCCACTAAAAACAAAGATGTGGTATGAATGTGAGGCAGATGATGCAGTTTGGTGGTTAGGTAATAAGTACCCTGATAAATATATAGTTTGTGCAGTTGATAAAGATGTATTAGGAGCTACTGTGCATGAAGCATTCAACTATTATACAAGGGCTGGTTACACTCACCCTAAATCCGGTAATGAGATACAACCTATAGATATGAAGTTTGTTACAGCAGAAGAGCCTGAAAAATTCTGGTATAAGCAATGTCTAACCGGTGATGCTGGTGATGGTATTATAGGCTTATCTAACATAGGACCTGCTAAAGCTAATAAAATATTAGTAGGATGTAAAAGTGAGTTAGACATGTGGGATGCAGTAGTGGAAGCTTATGAGAAAGCTGGTAAGAGTATGCTTGACGCATTACTTAATATGCGTATGGTTAGATTAGACCAATATAACCCAGAAACAAATGTGTTAACCTTATGGGACCCAAGAAAGTTAAAGGATAAATAATGACAATAGGTGTTACAAGTCTTACAGAGCATAGGATAGATATAAAGTTTGCTGATTATATAGTTACTGCTTTAGAGCAGCTATATGATGTAGTTCGTATAGAAGATGCTAGTATTCTAGAAAATACGATAGACTTAATTATAGTTACAAATGGGGTATTATCTGATGAAGTATCAGTACATACAAAAAATGTTTTACTGTACATGAAAAACATACCATCTATATACCTTATAGATGACCACACATGTTGGGTACCTGAAGATTATTATTCATGTACAATAATTAGTCAATTTACTAAGCACCCAATATCTGATACAAAGATGGAATATTTCCAAGTTAGTGAATTGGCTTTATTTGATAGCTCTTTCGATGACTTATGGGAATTGACAATTCCAGATAAGGCAGGTTCAGTATATTGGGGGCAATATAAGCCTGAGAGACATGAGCAATATAAAAAGTTTCTACAGCCTGGTACTACAGTTATAGGTAGAAGATACCCTGCTGAACTAAGTAAGAATTGGATTATGGGGCCATTCACTAAAGACCTAGACCATCTTAAGAGTATGCTTATAGGGCATTACTCAACTCCTGTATTTGGTGATAAATTTCACGATGGTACTAATTTTCCTTACAGGATATATGAAGCATTTATGTGTGGTATTAAGCCTATTATATCCACAGAGTTAATAGGTAATCGTACTTCATTATTTAATGAAAAACTTGGATGGCTATATGATTGCATAGCTTGTAAGCTAGAAAAAGAGGATTATGCATGGCTATTAAATGAGGCAAGAACTAATGTAACTAATATGTTATCTAGTTTTATAGAAAGCACTGATGTATACAGAACATATGCAGCCAAAGCTGTTCAAGATAACATAGAAAGTTCTATTGATGATGTGTTAAGTCAGAGAGCTACTGTATACGGTACATATATAAGTGGAGTTGAATGTAGGAGTTCTATAATGAACGCTCTAAATGAAAAGCATATTGCTACACGAAACAAAGATTTGCCTGAGTCAGTAAGAGTAGTATTTAGTGACTTAATACTAAAACTTATGCGAGCTGCTTCAGACCCATCCCATGCAGACTCATGGTTAGATTTGGCTGGATATTCTAAGTTAATACACGAAATGTTTGAGGAGAACCCAGATGTATTTGAGAGTTAATGATATAAGACAATGGTTTAGAAAATTGCACTCTGCTGGAAAAGTAAACAGCAGAGGCATGCTAGAAATTCAAGGTGTATCCTTTATAGCTGATAAGGATAGAATTTTTGGTACTCCTAACAAGGAGTACATAGAAATGGAAATAGAGTGGTATTTATCACAATCACTTAATGTGTATGATATGCGAAATCCTCCTAAGGTTTGGATGGATGTAGCTACTACTTATGGTAATATAAATAGTAACTATGGTTACTTAGTGTTTAGTAAGGAGAATGGTGAGCAGTTTAGAAATGTTATAAGAACTCTAAGAAAAAGACCTGACTCTAAACAAGCTACTATGGTATACACTAGACCATCTATACATAAGGATGCATATATAGATGGCATGAAAGACTTCATTTGTACTAATGCAGTAAACTACAATCAAGATTTATATGATAGTAGCAAAATCAACTGTATAGTACAAATGCGTAGTAACGATGCAATATTTGGTTACAAGAATGATTGGGCTTGGCATAAGTTTATGCTAGATAAAGTATGTAGTGAATTAGGTAAACAGCCTGGTGATATAATATGGCAGTGTGCAAGTCTACATATATACCCTAGACACTTAGACCTAGTAGCTCCCTTATTTGAGTCTTTTATAGAATAGAAAATTATCTCTTAATCTCTCTATATCTCTTCAATATAGAGAGATAATTTTTAATTGATATAATGATATATCTAAAAATTTAAAACAATCCTCGAGCATTTTATTTGATATTTATTATCAAATAAAATTAAATTAAATTAAATTTAATTTAAGATTATTTATGATATAATAAGATAAATTAAATTTAATAGGAGTGTTAATGCTTACATACATAAATGAGGCAATGGTAGATTTGCTTAATGAGCATACAAGGTCTAAGATAGCTGAAGAGCTGCAAGTATCTACGGCAATGATTAGTATTTGGCTACAGAAGGACAATGATTTTTGCCCACGCATAAACGTAGCAAAAAGGTTATATGATGTATACAATATAGTTGTATATCCATATTCTGAGGAGGCGCTAAAAGCGTATACACCTTATGAAACCTTATAAACACCAAATAGCTATATCATCTGATGGCTACAAGATACTAAAGCAACATGGCATAATTTATTATGCACTAGAGGAACGTACAGGTAAAACACTTATTAGTATACTAACATTTGAGCTAACCAGTAGAAATAAATGTTTAGTATTAACTAAAAAGAAATCACTAAAAGATTGGATTAAAACATTACAAGCATACTCAGGTAATAAACCTGTAACTATAGGAGCAGCAGAAGCTTTCAAGTTAAATGGCAAGCAAATATATGTTACTAATTACCATAGTGCAGTAAAGTTAAAACCTGAATTTGATATGGTAATATTGGACGAATCTCATAGTTACTTATCGGCGTATCCTAAAAGAGGCACAATATGGAAGTCGGTAAAAGCACTAACCAAAGGGTTACCAATAGTGTATTTATCAGCTACACCAAATGCCCAAGGATATCAACTACTATTTAATCAATTGGCTTTATCTAATTGGAGTCCTTGGGCTAAATATGTTAACTTTTATAAGTGGTTTAATGATTATGGAATACCTAATAAGGTTAGAACTCCATATGGTTTACAAGAAACTTATAGTAAGTGTAAAGATGATGTGTGGGACAGTGTAAAACATTTGTTTATATCATATACTAGACGAGCACTAGACTTTGAGCATGAGCCTGAGGATATACTACATTATATTGAACTTAGCGATAAGACTAAAGATGTGTATAATAAATGTATTAAAGATGAGGTACTTAAATATGGAAATCTAGTTATACCACTAGATAGTCCAATGAAGCTACGAACTTCATTACATATGTTAGAGGGTGGAGTAGTAAAAGATGGTGACAATTATCATGTATTGGATTTAACTGATAAAGTTGATGCAATATTAAAAGACTTTGGTGACTCTAAAGATATAGTAATAATGTATAACTATATTGCTGAGGGAACTAAATTATCAAAGCATTTTAAAAATGCTACATTACTACAAGGTACAAGTTATGCTGAGGGTGTAGACCTTAGTGCATTTGAGCATTTAATTATTTATAGCCAAGATTTTTCAACAGCTAGACATAGTCAGCGTAGAGCAAGGCAAGCTAATAAGGCTAGAAGCACACCGATAAAGGTACACTTCTATTTAGTTAAAGGCGCAATTAGTGAGCAAGTCTATACTACTGTTAGTGTAAACAAAACAAACTTTATAGATAGTCTATTTAAAAAGGAGCAGTTATGAAACAGATTAAATATGTATGTGTTAGTCTAGCTAATAGAGTAGCTAGACAACCTAATGCAGGCGAGACAATAGTATATGGCAATGACTTGTATGATGCTAAGTTAGAGCTAGATAAGATAATGCGTAAGCATATAAATAAAGGAGATACTATAGTGTACAGAAATAGACACAGTATGAGGGTAAGCGTAAATGATTAGTGCTAAGATAAATAAGGCTTTAGACCTTAATGAACTGTATAACAATCACAGACAAGGAAAGTTATTAAAGAAACAACTAAAGTTTCCTATGCTTGCAGGTATTAAGTATGACGGTAACTACACAGCTACTAAAGTACATAAAGGTAGTATAACCCATTATACTAGTGGGGGGCTTACATATAAGCATACAGACTCTGGCGGAGATATATTTAAGAATGTACTTTACGATGGGTGGTATCTAGCTGAGAGAATAGGCAGCAAAGGTAAAAAAGGTGATAGGGTTAAATGTAACCTAACTGGGCCTAAGGCAGACCAAAAGTCTACTAAACATACGTACAAAGTATTTGACTACTTGACAATAGATGAGTATGAGTCAGGGTATAGTAATAGACCTTATACTGATAGGATGGCGTCTATACTAAGTTCCGGAATACCTATAGCAAATATAGTTGAATGCAAGATACTACTAAACCATGGAGTTCTAGATGCTTATATGGATGAGGTTACTACTGCTGGTTGGGAAGGCTTAATGCTTATGGACCCTAACTGGAAGTGGGAAAATACAAAGAGTAGAAAGGTATCATTTGTAAAGTATAAAGACAGACCAACAGCAGACCTTATATGCGTAGGGGTTACTGAGGGTGAGGGTAAGTACGCAGGGCTAATTGGTGCTCTTATACTTGAAGACTCTGAAGGTCGTACAGTTAATGTAGGAAGTGGGCTTAGTGATGCGGACCGCATGATGGACCATTCGTATTTTATAGATAAGGTAATAGAGATTAAGTATGAGCAAATATTAGATACCTACATACAGCCTACTTATAAATTTATTAGGCATGATAAATCTGTTTGGGATATCAATTAATGAAAGAGCAGGATTATCAATCCAAGATACTTAAATATCTTAATAGTGTAGGAGCTTATACTATTAAGGTAGTATCAGCTGGTAAAAAGGGCGTACCAGATATAGTAGCATGCTATAAAGGTACATTCATCGGTATAGAGGTTAAGACTCCTACAACTAGGAATAACCTTAGTGAGTTGCAAAAGATAAATTTAAGCAGTATATCTGATGCATATGGTATAGCAGTATGTGCTGTTAAGGTAGACGAGATTAAGGAAGTAATAATGACCATAGATAAAGACAAATCTAATATGTACTTATATGGTACTAATGATGTAATACAAATACCACAGGAGGTAATAGATGAGAGATTAAAGTTATTAAGAGAAAACCTTAAATCTAATCTGGTAGTTGATTGGCGTATAAGGGATGGCGTTAAATGTAACACAATAATAAAAGCTATTAAATTCTGGGAGGGTATAAATGCAAGATAACTATGTACAATTTGAAGAGTCATTAATGACAGTTAAAGTGGTAAAAAGGCCTGAAGATGGGGTGTTTACAGTAGAGTTTAAAGTACCTGGCGGTACAGTAAATGAGTTTGTATTCGGTACAGATGAAGGCGAAGCAAAAGCTAAAGTTGCTATGTTAGTAGACTCTATGAAGCAAGGCTTAGAGTACATACAAGATAGAGTAAGAGAAACTTACTCTGAGGCAGAAGAGAGCAATTAAGCTCTCTTATCTACAATTAAGCCACATTCAATAATATTAAATGTACCAGCTCCTGCTTCTTTCTTAGCTTCTAAGGTTAAATCAAAATCACCATCTACAGTTTGGTTATGTAAATATGTGTATGATATAGGTGTAACATCAGTCCTATCCTTAGGCTCCTGCGTCATAACTTGACTACCACTAGCTCTAGTCAGCCTGAATATAGCACTATGGTTATCATCATCTAATGTGTACAGTATATATACTGTTACCATATATACACCAGCTGTAATAGATGTACTAATATTAGCTAAAGTTTCATACACTTCCCCAATATCAGCAGATGCACCATGTACATCATAAATAAATCTATAGTTACCCTCAATGTAATCTAGTCTATCATCTAATAATACATTCGCAGACTCTAAGGCATCTATTCTAGCTGTATTACTATTAATACGACCTATTACTGCTTGACCATTAGAACCATTTTCACCACATGTTAAATCAGCCATTATAACTCTCCTTCATTGTTTGATATAGCTTTAGCGCCTAGGCCTAAGCCTAAAGCACTTAGTATCTTGTTGCTAGCAGTCTTTAAAGTACTAGCAAATTCAGGGTTTTCTTTCATAGCCTTTACTACCTCTGGGTGTATCTCTTCCATTAATACATGTACCTGCATGTCAGTTTCAAACATTTCTATAACTTGGAAATATTTGTTATGGGATAATAGGACTTCATCTTCTTCTACAACTGTAGAGTATTTCTTTATGTCGTGCCCAGTTGTTTTAAAAGTAAATATAGCATGTTTCTTACCTTGTAGAGGACTGCCACGTGAAAATTCAACAGCAACTTTCGGGTCTACTGATGTACTCATAGGAGCTTTATTTGTAATAATAGAGCCTTTAGTCATAACTGCTTTTAACTCATCAAGTTGCGTTGACTTTAATCTAGAGCCTCTATATACTGTACCTTTGAAGTTCTGCTCAGCATTGTCTAAGAATTTACTAATCCCTCCTGGGTCGTCCCTACCAGCTCTAATATTAGCTATATCATCAACATAAGATAAATTAGTATAGTCAGCTATTACATCATCCCACTCACTATAGTCTATCCCTCTATCTACTTTATTAGACCCAGTACCTTTAAATACTACAGAAGGTTTAAAGGTACTCATGTTGTACATTGCTGACTCTATTGTATCGTCTAAATCCTCTAGTTGCTTGTTAAGTTCATATAGCTTATTATCTAAATCTATATGTGACTTAGGCACAATGTACTCCCCAGTGTTAGGATTTATAGGATATTGCTTAATGCCATCAGTTAGTGCAATATACTGTTTAGTAAGCTTATCAATCTCAGACTGAAGTACTTTACGTTTATCTTTAAGCTCACCATTAGCTGCTCTAAATTTTCTAGCATCAGTAGACTCTATACGTCTAAGCAGTGCCTCTTCAGGCACTGCTATATCATCTACTAGGTCTTTTACTCTGTCTGCTAATGAACATTCCATTATTTACATCCTTTAGGGTTAGTTGACTTACCAGTCTTTGCCATGCCTAATCTATTTTCAGCTTGCATCTCTACACTCTGTTTAGCTAACGGTTTACTAGCTTCTTTAATTGCACTGTCTGATATAGATTTAGGCACTTTGATATATCTTTGAGGTATATCAAACTTAGCTTGTATAGATTTAGGTATACCGAACCTACCATCAGCTAATCTACTAGGATTTAACATATAGTATTCTTTAACTTGTTTTGCATCTACCTTAGATGCGTTTTTAATTAAATAGCTACTAAATGTTGTGCCATCCTTATGTGCAATATTAAATGCATCAGTAAACTCCTTACCGAAAGCATGAATAGAAGTAACTTCTCTGGCAACTCTAGAGGCTGCCTTACCTTCTTCAGTTGCACCCTTCATTTCTACATTTATATTACTCTTTACAGCAGTTCTAGCCTTATTACTATACTTAATAGTAGTAGGCGTTTTTAACGCTTCTTTAACTTCGGTTTTGCCTATAGCATTAGCTACATCAGTATGAGCTTTCTTAACAGCTTCAGTAGCCTGCTGTACAGCTTCAACAGTTTGCTTATTAGGATTAGCTTTCTCAGCTTTCTTTGCCGCTTTCAAATCTACTTGGCGTGCTTTATATGCTACCTTGGCTGCCACTAAATCTGACTTAGCTTTCTCCCTTTCAAAGCTCGCTATTGTTTTAGCTGTTGCAAATTCATCTTTAACTTTAGTCATTGTAGCTTCAGCCATAGCAGTATCATCTGCTTCTTTTTGAGCTCTTTCCATAGATAAAGCTTTCATTCTAGCTTCTTCATCCCTATAGGCTATGTTAGCCTCCTCATCAGACATCTTCTGCCATTTAAGGTTTTCAGCAGTGGCTCTGGCTTTAGCGGCTGCTTCATCTTTAGCTATTCTTGCTTGCTCTTCTTTTATGATTTGCCTCTTTGACTTTTGGGACAAATCTACAACTTTAGCAAGCTCCTTATCTAACTGTGCGTCAGTAAGATAAGGATTAGCACGTTTAAACTCAGCTCTAATTTGTATAGGGTTTATAGGCTTACCTGATACTAAAGACTCTGATACCATTTTAGTAATTTTTGTTCTAATTGTACTATATGGTACCAACTCCTTTGCTATTCTTACCATAGCTTTAGCTGGTGTAATAGGAACTAATATTGCTGTATGCATCATATTAGCAAAAGCTTTACCTACAGCTGCTTCAGTAAGCTGGTACGCTGTTTTAGCTATAGTCTCTCCTATAGTATTAGGTACACCACCAAGTTTGTTTACTATCATCTTATGATAAGCTAAGTCCCAATCTTCAAAAGCGTCAGCGTTCTTAGCAATACGTTTCATAATAGTAGAGTTCATATTAATACCAGCTTTCTCAGCTGCTACTTGTACTCCACGCCAATCAATAGATACTTTACCGTGTCTAGCTAGTTTATTCTGGTTAAGTATCTTACCTAGAGTTGTCTGGCTATCTACTAACTTTAGTATATTGTTAGACCTAGCTGTAGTCTCATCCAAGAATGTAGTAGCTGCCTTACTATTGTATAAAATAGAGTCTTTAAATAGTTCTCTACCAGATGCATCATATGAGTTCTGAGCTAATAGACGTACAGTTTCTAATGCATTAATTTTACCAGTAGCTGTACCCTCTCTAAACCCATTTATAATTTCAATAGTTTGCTTATCATCCCACCCATTAATACGTTGCAGTTCTCTTACAGCTTTCATATGTTTAGACGGTAGGTCACTAAGCTGCTCTATACTCTTTAAGTTAGGGTTAGAGCCCTTTAGTGTATTCCAAATAGCTGGAGCTGTATCTAGTACTTTACCTAACCCTTTTGTTAATACAAAGGCGCCTACTCCGTGTGCACCAGCTTGTATAGCATCATAGCCATCACCTTTTGCTTTAAACGCAGCATAGGCTCCATCGGCAAAAGCCATCTTTGTCCAACTAAGTGAACCACTTGCGCCTACTGGAGCATAACGGGCTAAGTTTATTAACTCTGCTGCAGTCATTAAAGTACTAACACCTGAGTTACCATATGTTGCTTTGTAGTCAGCTACTATAGCATCCTCCACTGCTCTAGACTCTGTTATAGCTTTTTGGGCTTTAGCTACTGTACCCTCTTCTATCAAGCCTAAGCCTTCGGATATACGAGATACGTCAGCAGCAATAGAAAATACAGCATGCTTATATTCCATAGCTCTACTTACAAAAGGACTTACTACTCTCTCCTGCAACGTATCCATAAATTCCATACCGAGATTTACCGGGTCTAATACAGCTTTTGCCATTTGTGCACCGGTCAATACACCTCTAGAGTTTTGTGAATACTCTTGAATATCTAGTGTAGTAGCACCTTTGGCTGCCAGATCACTAATTATTTGGTGGTCTACATTACCAGTAAATCCTGACTCTTGCAGTTCTCTACGTCTTTTTGCAGCAAATCCCATTATGCTATCAGTTGTATACTTCTTGCCAGTAAATATTTCCGGTAAGAACTGCTCAGATAGTTCAGTCTCTTTATACTGCTTGCCTTTAATTGCTGTAGCTTTTTCCTCATCTAGCTTGAGTTCCTGCTTACGCTTCTCCTCTTTAGCTAGTTTAAGTTCTTGCATCTTAGCATCAAATGCCTTTTTATACTCAGGAGTCTTATTGTACGTAGGACCACTAAATATACTAAGACCTAAAAACCCACCCGAAGCATCTTTTGCGCTAGATACTGTAGCTGTTTCAGCAGGTATAGGAGTGGTTGAGTCATCACTAACGTCTGTGTACTCTGCATTAAAATCAAATCCAGATGTAGTAGTATTAGCACTAGTTACAGGTGCATCTACTACATCAGTAGCATCCACATCTGTATATTCTGCGTTGAAATCAAAGCCCATTTATAGCTCCTCATATTGCTTAGTCTGCATATTGACTTTGTAGTATTTACCATTTTGTTGCTTAATAGACCAGCCAGCTGCCTTCTCTTCATCAGTTAGTGGTTTAATATTAACAGTAGGCTTATTATTTACACTAGGCTTATTACTATTACTCTTAGGCTTAAGTGTAGTTAGCTCATTAATATACTTGGCAGGAGTGTATACCATACCAGCCTGTATTAATTTCTCACCACTTGTTTTAGTAGATTTAATGGTAACATTAGCCATATTTCTTAAGCTCTCTTGAATAGCAAAATTGTTATCCCATGCGCCATTCCTAATTACAGCTTCAAATGTTTCCCTATCTCTATTAGACGCCTGACCACCATACATAGCTTTAACCATTTCACCGATGATTAATGTAGACTCACCTTTAATACCCATACTCTCAGCAATATCTTTTGCATCCATAGCTG